CCATTAAAACACCTGATGCTATATTTATAACAGCTTTTGTTTCTGCTAGTTTTTTCTTTTCATTTGCTGATAACTTTTCTTTATCTACAGATGCATCTATTAATTGATTAGTTAATTGTAAAAGAGTTCCAGCAATCGCCATCTGGGTCTTTGCTTCTTTATTCTTTATATCTGTTTTACCTTCCTCAGCTTCTTTATATTTAACAAATAATTTATTAATTTGTTCTAATTCATCTTCTTCATATATTCTATTAGCTTTCATTAATTCTAATGATCCATCTTTATGTCTTTTAATATAAGCGTCGTATGTTGATAAATCAGCTTGAATAACTGTTTGAATTGCATTAAACCCGTCTACTGTTGCTGCTGTCATACCATCTAATCCTTTAGTAATCATATTAAAAAATGAATCATCTGTTGTTTTATCTAATTCATCCATTGATTTTTTAATACGTTTTAAAGCAGCATTATATTCATCAGCAGATATTCTACCATGTTTATATAATTTTTCTATATCTTCTAATTCTTGATTTAATTGTTTTTTACGTTCTTTATATGTTTCAGCATTCCACGTTTTAACTTTTTTTATTAAATCTATTTTCCTCTGTTCACTTTTTTCCCATTTTTCATTTGCTTGAATTTCTTCATCAGTTTCATTCAAATACAATTCTGTATCATCAGTTATTTCTTTTGATAATTCATCTAACTGTTTTGTCTTTGTATCAACTATTTTTTTAATATATTCTTGATATGATTTTAATGATTCAATTTGATATTTCTTTTGTTCATTTAATTTTTCATTACTTTCCTTTTGATCTAAATTAATTCTTTTTTGTTTATATAATTCAATAGTTAAATATTTTTTTGTTTCAAATTGATTTAAAATCTCCATTCTCTTTTTACCAGATGCTACTTCCTCACTTGTAAAAGCTCCTTCCCTTACTTTCTTTTGATATTCCTGTAAAGATTTTATCTTTTCATCATTTATCTTTTCTAATGCAGATTTTTCCTGTTGTGCTAATCTAATCCTTTCATATGTATATTCATTTATTTCTCCATTCTCTAATTTCCTTTTTGCCATCATTAAATTAATTTGATCAGATATAGATAAATTCTCATCATTTACTTCTTGAATCACTTTTAAATATTCTTTATATGCTTCTGTATTTCCTCTTATAGATTTTGTGTTACTATTATATCTCTGTGTTAATTCATAAATTGCTATCCCTAATGCTATTACAGCAGTTGTTATTAATACAACTGGATTTGATAACATTGTTTTATTCAAATATTTTTGAACCGTATTCCAAACTCTTGTTGCTGCCGATGCTGCCTCTGCCGCTCCTCTAAATCCCTGAGCAATAGCCATCCCTTTTGCTACAGTCTTTAACATCGCCTCCATACTCTCATTCGCACCATCACCTAATACAGCTATACCAGTCGCAGCAGCAGCTATTCCACCAGTTAATCTACCAAACTCACCCGTAACCTGATCAATATCTAATCCCTCAAAAGATTTATTCAAATTCTTTACCTCACTCTCTGTCGATCTAATCTGCTCACTTAATTTCTTGAACTCCTTTGAACCAACCTCAACTCCTTTTATTTGATCTTTTAATTGTTGTAATTCTTCCTCTAATGAATTTAAAGTTTTAACGGACTCATTATCATCAATCTCTACCTTTAATTTAATTGTTTCTGCCATCATTAAATTGTTTTTTGTATGTTAAAAATGTTAATAAAAATCTTAATGATAATTCCTGTATGTCTTTGATATCTAATATGTTATCACTCATATCAAATAATAATGTTAATGTCCCCCAGTGTTCAAACCAATCATATCCATCATATTCATCGTTTCCTTCTCCATCTCCTTTAATGTCATAGATTTCTGGGTATTCTTTGTATAAATCATTCTTAAAATCATAAAAAAAAACATAGCACCTATCACTTTGTCCATAGTTAATTTTTCTTTGAATAATTCTGCTCTTTCCATAACACCATCATCATCATACTCCTTTATTTTATAAACATCTTTATTATATATATATTTTTCAATGATTTTTGCAACACTAAACTTAGTTTTATATTTAATAGGTCTATATAAAATAGCCATTAATATATGTAAACTATTCTTTATGTCTTTACTATTCTCCTCTAAATCTATATACTCACCTACAGATATATCATTTAAATTGTTGTTAAATCCATATCTAACACCATCTAAATAAAATGTATTTACTAATGGTGGAACATTTTCCTGATGAATAAAAGATATAGATTTTATTAAAGTTTTTAAATTGTTTAATTTCATTCTCATTATCTTTTCCTTTGGTATACCAGTTAAAATCTCTATTATATCAATTTTATATGTCGATCCAGTTTCAATCATAGATATCTCCATATACTTGTCTATTGTTAACTCATCTAAACTAGATGGCATTTCATAAACTTCATTATCATAATCTATTGTTATCATACGTGTCCTTTGGTTATTTTTTTAAATGCTTGATAAACTCTACTTATTGCCGCTCCACTATCTGGTATATCATGCCTCAAGTAAAATCTATTATATAAACTAAACATCATAGTTATCTTATTCTGCGGAACCCTCGACTTACCCTTGATTTCTCTCATTAATTTAATTATTTCATCATATAAATCCATCCTATTTATATCTAACTTAGTCTTAAATTCTTTCTTTTCTACTTCTTTTTTTCCATCCTTATAAATATCTTTATAAATATCTTTTAAATCAATCCATCTAAAATGACAGTTTCCTTCCATCCTATTTATTTTAATATCAAAATCTTTCTTTTCTTTTTTCCCATTTTTATAATCCTTGTAAATCTTTTGTATATCATTCCATTTTATATCATCACTTATTTCATATCCATTGTCCCTCAATTCTTTAATCATATCTATTTTCTTCATATCTTATTAATTTTTTTTATCTCATTCTTATATATATTAAATTTACTTATTAATGTTCTACTACTTACATCACTATCTAAACTTAATTGCCTAATTGAATATCCACTCCTTAAAATCTTATTATCTATATAATCTTTATATAGTAACTTGAATATGAAAAAATCATCTATCTTATCTAATGCATAATAAATATCATTCAAACAGTAATCATCATTATCAATGTCATTATTATACTCCATCTCCTTTAACTCCTTAGTCTTTATTCTATTATACTTCCTGTGATATGGAGCAGTTATACTAAAAGCATTTATTTTAAATACACTCATTATATATTTATCAATTTCCCCTTTTTCTATTAAATAATTTAATTTATCATTATCCATATCAATTATTTGAAGTAAAACCTCGTGATATATATCATCAAAATTATCAATCTTAAAAACCGATAATTTCGTCCTCAAATTATAATAATTATCTCTAATGTATTCATTAATAGACATATGTTCTGTGTCTTTTTTTAATCTCAAAATACATTCTCATCATTAAAGCATCACTTATATCTGGTGAATGTCCTATCATCCTTTTGACTATATCTTTTGGTGTGATCTGATATTTCCCATCTTGATCACCCTTGTGCCTTTTATGACTAATTAATTCATCTATAATTGTTTCCTTATGTTCCTGTTCCTCAATCACTAATAAACCATTATTAATATACTCACTCAATTTAAAATACATCTGTGATTTTATATTTATAAATGGTTCATGCTTTAATGGACTTGATCCTGCTATAAATCTTTTACATCCTTTTAATAAATCTGCTACTCCAGTCCCTACTCCAATCGCATCTATAACTATATGTGATACAGGAACTTTATAATATAACATTAAATCTTTTATCTTATTTACTATTTGATTTGTATCCATGTGACTAAACATAAATATATTCTTTGCTATCAACCCATCCCAATATATTATTACAGTTTTATCATTTCCAGTTGATGCTATATCTGCTGATATATATTTTTCTCCTCCTTTAATCTTATTAAAAAACATATCATATAATTTATCTATGTTAAAGATATCCATTTCCTCTTTACTGAACTCCCACTGACCTTCATATAATCTTTTTCTATCTAATTCTGGAAGTCGTTTCAATGCTTCAAGATATTCTTTTGTTAAATATGGATTGTCTGTTGGTAAACTTCTTATGAATTTCCTATGTTCAGGTAACTCATTATTCTTATTTGCTCTATAAAAATTATTATACAACCATCCTCTGGTTGGATTTGATACAATTAAAAGTTTCGGTATTAATTTATATTCCTTTAATTTATATCTAAACCTAGTTGTTAATATCGTATATGCTCGTTCATCTATTTCTGCTGCCTCATCTATCAATGCTGCTGTTATCTCTAATGAACCTAATTTAACAAAATCTGGAT